ATCATCCAGCATCTCTGCGATATCGCGGAACGTCACGACGTGCGCGAAATCGTCCTTGACCCCTACGACGCCGGACCACTGGTCGTCGATCTCGCGAAAGCCGGACTGCGGCGCGTGGTCGAAGTGAAGCAGATCGCACCGAATATGTCCCCGGCCATGGTGGAGCTGGAGGCGCTGGTACTTTCTGGCCGCATTCGTCATGACGGGGACCCGGTACTCACGTGGATGTTTTCGAATGTGAAGGTTGCGCGGTCCGGCGATCTGATGAAACCCGTAAAGGAATCGGATGAGCGAAAAATAGACGGCGTCGTGAGTCTGCTCATGTGCGTTCATCGCGGCATGTACGCAAACGGTCCACGCGCGGATTACGAAGGACGCGGATTATGGAGCATCTGAACCTCGCCGAAGTGATCGCTAATGCGCGGCACGCGATAACGCCGCCGCCTGTTCGCGAACCTGACTCGCTTAAAGCAATAACGGCGCTGCCCGCCGGGGGTACCGGCATTACTCCGCGCGGAATCTCGCCGCCGATCAATTCCGCTCCCGGCGTAATTATGACGTCGCTGGGGACTAATCTTGCGCTCAGTTCCGCCGCCGTCTGGGCGTGCTGCCGTCTGATTTCCACGTCTATCGCGGCGCTGCCCACGGATCTGTTTTCGATCACGAAAGACGGCAAAATTCCGGCGCTCTCCCATCCGCTCTACGGCACGCTGACGATGTCACCCAATCCGCTGATGACATCGCAGCAATGGATACAACCAATCCTGCTTTCGCTACTGCTTTACGGTAACGGGTATACCTGGGTAGATCGCGTCGGAAATGACGTGCTCGGAATCTGGCCTCTTAATCCGGCCCGCGTTACGGTCTTGCTGAACCCGGATGGGACGCTGAGCTATTCCTACGTTGACCTGAAAGGCCGCTACAGCGTATTTACCGACGACCAGATCATTCACATGCGGGTGTTTACGCTCGACGGGTTGATTGGCCTGCCCGTTCTGGTGTATCACCGCGCGAGTCTGGATTTCCAGCAAGCCTCATCGGACTATGCGCTGGCGCTCTACCGTAACGGCGGACAGCCGGGTGGCGTTCTGGAATATCCCGGCGTGCTGAAAAAAGAGCAGGTAGACCGAATCCGCGATTCATGGAATTCGCTGCACTCGGGCGCGGGAAACGCGGGCCGCATCGCGATTCTGGAAGAGGGAACGAAATACACAGCCATAGGCGTTCCGCCCGATCAACTCGAATATATCGAGGAGCAGCGGTTTTCCGTTGAGCAGATCGCGCGGATTTTCGGTGTACCGCCTCATCTCATCGGTGCACTGGATAAACCGACCTATGCCAGCGTGGAACAGATGTCGCTTGAGTTTGTTCGTTACACGCTCTATCCCTATATCCGCACGCTGGAGCAGACAGTCAATCGCGCCCTTGAACTCACCCCGGAATATCAGTGGCGTTTCAATCTGGACGCATTCGAACGCGCGGATATTTCATCGCGCTACCGTTCCTACGCGACAGGCCGACAGTGGGGCTGGCTGTCGGCGAATGACGTACGGCGCATGGAAGACCTGAACACAGTGGAAGACGGCGATATCTATCTCACGCCGCTGAACATGGTCCCCGCCGGGACCGATCCCGTACCAGCCGATCCCGTAGCAGCCGATCCGGCTGATCCCGTAATCAAGGAGTAAATCACAATGTCATCCGCCACCGCATGCGTACCGTTTACCGGCACGAAGACGTTTCCGCTTTTCGAACTGAAGACGGAAGGCGATCCGGGAACCTTCAGCGGCTACGCGTCCGCTTACACCAAAGACGTGTACGACGACCGTATTACTCCCGGCGCGTTTGGCAAAACCATCGCCGCGCAGAAAGGCAAAGTGCCGCTGCTCATGAATCACAATCCCGACAAACTGCTGGGGGCGACAACCGGACTGGCCGAAGACGGCAAAGGGCTGCTGATGAATGGCCGTCTCGCCACCGATACGACGCTGGGGGCGGATGCCTACGGATTGCTAAAGCTTTTCTCCGCGATTGATTACCGCATGGGTATGAGCATCGGATTCACCGCCAGCGAGTGGAATTTCGATGAAACTTCCGGCGTGCGCACGCTCGATCAGATCGATCTCTGGGAAATCTCATTAACGCCCTTTCCGGCGCAGCCGAAAGCGTATGTAACCGACGTGAAGACGCTGCGCGATTTAGAAGGTTCCTTGCGGGACGCGGGACTTTCGCAACTCCACGCGAAACGCGCGATCAGCGTATTTATGGAGTTAAACCCATCGGCTAACGGGACGCTGGCCGATACCTACCCCATGAAGCTGGCGCTCAGTCAGCTTGCACAACCACTCTGGAGAAAATAACCATGCCAGCCCTCGATAAAGAAGACATTGCAGTAATACAGGGAGTTCGTACGGAACTTGTCGCCGCGATTGAAAGCGGAATGAAAGATCAGGCCGCAAAACTGGAAGTCAAACTCAACGAACTGGTGGACGCGTCTACTAAAAAGCAGGAGACGGCCCACGCGGAAGAGGTAAAGAAATACGAAGTCCGCATTACCGATCTGGAAGCGTGGAAAAAGGACGCAAACGTCCGGCTTTCGAAATATCCGAACGGCGGTGATTTTAACCCGACACAGTTTAAGACGTTCGGTCAGTTAGTCGTGGAGTCCGAAGGATTCAAGGCGTGCGACTTCACGGGCCGCTTCCGCATGAAAACGACCATCAAGACCCGCATTCGCGACATGAAAGCGGCGGTGCCCATGACGGGCGGCGTCGTGACTCCCACCGTTGCGCCCGTCGGATCGTTCCCGATTCTGCCCGTCCGCGTCGGTATCGTGCCGCTCCCGGTGCAGCGTCTGGTGATGCGCGATCTGATGACGGTAATCCCGCTTGAAGGCACGAACGCCGTCGAGTACGTCAAGGAAGCGTGGCCAACAGTCGGGGCCGGATACCAGATCAATGAGGGCGATATCAAGCCCGCATCGCAGGCGACCTACTCCGAATATACGGCGACGGTCCGCACCATCGCGCATTATCTGAAACTGTCGCGCCAGATGGCGTCTGATGTTCCCGCCATCATGACGATGCTGGAGCAGCGGCTGCTGTACTTCGTGCTTCGCTTTGAGGAAGGAGAAATCCTGTTCGGCGACAACTCCGCCGGGCATCTCTGGGGCATCATGCCGCAGGCTACGCCTATCGGAATCGGCACGCCCGCCGCGACGTTTACCGTAATCGACGAATTACGCGCGGCGATCAGCCAGCTGGAAAACGCATTTTTCGAACCGACCGCAATCGTACTTAACCCGCTCGACGCGGCTACTATCGAGACGATGAAAACGACCTACGGGTCGTATCTGCTGGCGGACCGCGCACCGCGCGAGGACGGTCTGCTGCGCATGTGGGGTCTGCCGGTAATTACCACCCCGTCGATGCCGCAGGGTAACTACCTGGTGGGCGCGTTTCCGGGCAACGTCGCACTGTTCGACCGCGAGCAGGCTACGGTCGAAATGTCCATGGAGAATGAGGACGATTTCATCCGGAACTTAATTACGCTGCGGGCTGAGGAACGCGTCACGCTTGCGGTCTTCCAGCCCAATGCATTCGTCAAAGGGCCGTTTAAGTCGCTGCCCATCGGGCCGGGCACATTCAGCGCATCCGATGAGCACCAGCACGTGCCGACGCCCGGTCCGCTGCCGCCTCACGCCAGTAAGAAATGATCGTTCAGGTAGTCAGAGATACGACACTCGGAAACGGCATCCGCTTAAAAGCGGGTGCCGTAATCGAGGTTCCCGAAGGGCTGGCGGCGGTGCTGATCGACGCGGGTTATGCGCGGCTGCGCGTAAAACCGGGACCCGTCGAAACGAAATCGGGGAGAGATATCATTCTGCCGCCCGACGATTTGCCGCCGGAAGCGTACGTGCAGATTCCGGCCCCTCCGGCTCAGGAGCGCGCGCTCGTGCCCGGAGCCTATTCGGACCGCGATAATTTCGTCCGCAACATGGTGACGGTTTTTCCCGGTTCCGGACTCTATGACGCGGGCACCGTTACCACGCCCTCGCCGCCGGTGACGCCTTCCGGCTCGGCGGCGGGACGTCCGCCGTTCCTGAGTCTGACTGTTATCAAGGAACATCTCAGACTGGACGTGACGGCGACCGACGAGGACGACATTCTGATGCAATACGAAATGGCGGCGCGGCTGCATACCGAAAACGTGCTGCGCTATACGCTCGACGCCCCGGACAGCACCGGGGAAAACATTAAACAGGCGTGTCTGCTTCTTATTGGACATTTTTACCGCGTTCGGGAAGCCGTCACCGTGGGCAAAACCAACGAGGCGCTGGCCACGCCGCTGGCGTATCAGGCGCTGCTCGGACCGGAGCGGGATTACCCGATTTATTAAATGCCAGGCACTGATCCGACTATCGGCGCGGGCGATCTGGACGGACTGGTTACGCTGCTCGCGCCCCAGTACAACCAGTATGAGGACGAAATCACCGGCTGGGCTCCGGTTACGAAAATCTGGGCGGCAATCGCGCCCGTGTTCAGCATGGAAGTAAGCGAAGCCAGCCGCGATGTGGAAGTAGTCACTATGACCGTTCGCATCCGCTACCGCACCGATATCGATGCGCGCTGGCGCATTCAGGACGGCGCGCACACCTATCAGGTCAACGGAATTCAGAATGTCGCGGGGCGCAATATCACGCTGCTGCTGCAGTGCCGCGAAGTGGTTTAGGAAGGAGAAAAAAATGGACCCCATTGGAATCGATCTGACAACGCCCGCCGTAAGACTGGAAGATCTGCTCGTATTGCTGCGCGAAAGCGCGGAATCCGTCGCCACGCAGTTGACCGACACGGTGGACCCGACCGAATCTCACCGTTATCAGTTAATTGTTTCCGTCGAGCAGCGCGACTGATGGCGAAAGCAAGAGTAAAAATCGAGTGGGCAGGCATGAACGAACTGCTCGCCAACTATCGGAAGTGCGGTGTCGCGCTCGACGATAAATCTCCCGCCGTGAAGGACATTATTCTGAAACCGGCGTCCGCCGCGATAGAGAACGCGCGCAATCTCGCGCCGCTCGGGACCATTACGACGCCGCAGCATAAGCCGGGGACGCTGCGGCGCTCGCTGCTCGCCACGCGCGGGCCCAAAACACAGCGGGGAATCTACATGGTGGCGCGCAAACGCATCGCGCCCTATGCCACGTATGTGGAGTTGGGCACATCGAAGATGACAGCGCGCCCGTTTTTCCGGCCCGCCATGCTGGTATTCGGCTCGACATATGTCAGCGATATCGCGCCCGAAGTGAAAACGCTGCTGGAAACAACCGCCGCCGCGAACGCCTACCATCCGCCCGCATGATTATCTTCGAGCAGACATTACGGCAGTTGCTCACCGATACGAATCTGGTGGGAACGCGCGTCTTTCTCGTGCGCGCGCCGCAGGTGCCCGCCTCGCAGGCTGTGAATCCGTACATCGTTTTCTTCCCCGTCGGGCCGATAGATCCGCAGGCCAGCGAAACGCAGCGCGGACCCATCGACCAGATCACGCGTCTGTACCAGATTTCGATTTTCGACAACTCGCAGACGCGCGCGCTGGCCATTGCCGATTCTCTCCGCCAGTATCTTGACGGCTATTCAGGCAATTACGAAAACGTCCATATAGGCCACATATTCCACGTCACACAGACGGTCACGTGGGAAACCGACACGCGTCTTTATCAGGTCATAGCCGAGTACCGGATAATGTTCCGCTGGCTCACCTACGACCCACCCGCAACCCCGACCCGCAGTAATAACCGCAACACAGGAGAAAAGAGCAATGTCCACACACGCACAGACACCGATCCGGCGCGCCGCGATGCCTCCACCACCGCCGCCCGGAGTTAGCCAGTTCGCCGCCACAGACCCCGTCAGCGGCATTCCCGCGTTCGGAACGCTGATTCAGGTACTGAGCAGCGCGGGCCCGCCCGAAGTGTTCGTAACCATCGCGGGAGTGGGGGATATCACCGGACCCGCCAACACAATTGCCGAAGTGGACGTCACGTCGCACTCATCCGGCGCGCCCATCAAGCAGACGCTCCCCGGCCTGATCGATCTCGGCGATATCGCGTTTCCGTGTTACTGGAATCCCAGCGACCCCACCCAGAATGTCAGCAGTTCCTATGGGCTGGAATATCTTTTCTTCAACCGTATCGTGACGAAATTCCGCCTGGTCATACCCGACCCGACGCACCGCGCGCGTGAATTCTACGGCTTCGTGAAGTCCATCGGCGAGGACTATAAAGTGGCGGGCGTCTGCACGCGCAATGTGGCGATTCGCATTACTTCCGTGATGTCGGACGTGGCGTCCCCGATCAATGTGACGCCTTCCAGTCTCAGCACTCCGGCGGCGGCGCTGCCCACGTCCACCTTCAATGTCGCGGCGGGCGGCTCGCTTGCGCCGTGGACCGCCGTACCCGATGTTTCGTGGATCACGGTTACCACGCCTTCCGGCCCGCAGACCGGCGACGGCGACGTCACTTTTTCGGTCGCGGCGAACGTCACGGCCCCGGTAACGCCGCGCGTCGGACATATCAACATCAGCGGGCTCGGGCTCGTGTTCACGGTGGATCAGTCAGATACATAAACCGGAGTCAGCCATGCTTTATAAAAAACCGGAACCCGGCATGCCCTGCGTGCTCACTATCGGCGGGCGCGAAGTGGAATTGAAATTCACGCTGCGCGTGCTGCGCGAACTGCACACCAACGAAAACATTCAGATCCTTAACGGCGAATGGATGCGGCACGCATTGCAGGACCCGCAAACTCTCTCCCGTATGCTCTGTTACGGGTTGCGCACCAAAAACCCGGATATCACGGAAGCATGGGTGGAAGATAACGTGGATGCCTCCATGCTGATCGATCTCGCGCCCGCCCTGGCTTACGCGACGACCGGGCGATGGCCCGATATGTCGCGCATTCTGGGCGAAACGGATGCAGCCCCAAACGAATCGCGCCCGAACGGCCTTCCGCAGACTGGCTTACCCTCTGGGCCATCGGGCGCTACGATCTCCGATTAAGCGAAAGCGAATTCTGGGAACTGACATTCGCGGAATTCCACGCGCTGGAGGCCCGTTCGGTCGTCTATGAGGATTTTCTCGAATACTGCGCGGCACTCGCGCCGTGGGCGGTATTCAACACCAATCGCAGGCAGGATGTTGAATTCTTTTCTCCGGGCATGTTCATGCTGAGACGGCATTACCGGGATCAGGGAAGCGACGCGGCAACGGTCGATACGGCTGTGCCTCAGCGGCGCGGACGGGCCGCCGTGCTGGTAGCGCCGGTTCCGGTCACAGGAATGCGCCATGCGCTTCCCGGCGAACGTCCGCCATCGCGGTACTCTCCCGGTGAACCGGACGGCGTAATCGAGCGTTACGACGCCTACGCGCGGGCATGGCGCGCGGGCGGAGTGAGGAGACGTTAAATGGCGGCGGATGCGGGCGAACTCAGAGCCAGAGCGACTCTCGATAACACCGAATTTATCGGCAAGCTGGCGCAGATGGCGCAGGAAACCGCGTCCAATACCGCCCGGATCGTCGCGCAGATTGAAGGTATCACCAGCGCGTTTCAGGCGGTCGCCGACGTGGTCGCCGCCTTCAAGGTCGGTAAATGGGTGGACGATTTCGTCAGCGGCGCAATCGACGCGGCCACCAATCTGAATAAATTAAAAGCCGGATTCGAAGCGCTGAACGGCGCGACCGAACAGACCGATGCCATGTTCGAGGATCTGAAGAATCTGGGCATCCATTCCATGTTTGATTTCGCGGACGTGCTTGCGCCCGCCGCCAAAAACATGATGCTGCTCGGCGTCAGCGGCGAGCAGACCCAGCAAACCATGCACGCGCTGGTGGACGCGGCGTCCGGTCTGAAGATGGGCCCGGACTGGATACAGGCGGTCACCGATTCGCTGGGCAATATGTCGGCTCACGTCGTGGCCAACGCGCGCGACGTGCGGGCGCTGCAAAAGGAAGGTATCGACGTATACGGCGCGCTCGTGGATCAGTTCGGCGGCTCGGTGGAGCAAATGCAGGCGAAGGTGAAAGCCGGGACGCTGAGCTCGCAGGACGTCATTAAAGCAGTTACCGCGGAAATGCAGAAGGACTGGGCGGGCTCGGCGGACGCGGCGGCGGGCTCGTGGGTGCAGGCCATGCATACGCTTTCGGCCATGGGCGACGAAGCGAAAGCGGCCATTGGCGATGGATTGCTCGGCGTTCTGAAGCAGTTCCAGCCGGTGATTAATCTCGTGAGCGACGCTATCGGGGGACTTACCAAATGGTGGGACGGTCTCAGCGAACCGGTGCGCGACTCGGTCGTGGCAATCGGCGCGGCGGTAACGATTGTTACGACGCTCACCGTGGCGATTCCGGTGCTGGTCACGGCGTTCGGTGCAATCTCCGAGGCGCTGGCCGAAATGGGCGTCGCATTCACCGCGTCCACCGGCGTGATAGGGATAGCGGCGGCGGCTCTCGCGGTGTTCGGCGAGTGGGTTTATCGCAACTGGCCCGCCATCAAAGCCGTTTTCCTTGTGCTCTGGGACGATATCGCGGCGGCGTGGAACACGGTTTGGGGCGCAATCGTCAAAGCATTCACCGCGGTCTGGGACGACATAAAAGGCGTGGCGCAGCCGGTAATCGACTTTCTGACCGGCGCGCTCAATACGTTTTTCTCCACTGTCGGAAAAGTCGTCGGCGGCGTGGCCAGTCTTGCGGGCGCGCTGGCGGGTCAGAATTCGACGTGGAAGCAGGTTACCGCCGCATGGCAGCAGGGCCAGCAGCAGATCGAAGCCACGAAGAAAGCGCAGGACGCCGCGACCGCCTCCAGCAATGCGCACCGCACCGCCACCGCCTTGCAGATTCAGCAGGCCAAACAGCAGGAAGCGCAGGACCTCGCGAACGCGAATCAGACTAAAGCCACCGCCGCCGCCGAAAAACAGCGCGCCGAGGATGCGAAGAAAAACGCGGCGGATGAGCAGCAGTACACCGATTCGCTGCGGAAAACCTATGACGCGCTGAAAGCCGTCGCGCCCGACGTCGCCGAGCAGTTCGCGGCGGCTTATGGCGTGATTTCCGGCGGCTCGGTGGACGCGGCGAAGATCGTCGGAAAAGCGTGGGAGACATTCGACAGCGATACGAAGAATCAGATTCAGACCACGCTCGACCTGGGCGAAGCCTATAAGACGCTCGGCATTACGTCGGATAACGATCTCTCGAAAGTGGGCGCAGCCTACGAGACGCTGGCGGCGCAGAGCGATACCGCCACCGCCACGCTGACCGCCGGGATGGACGCGCTCGTGAGCAAGACTCAGGCGCAACTCGACAAACAGACCGCCGATACGAAAAAAGCCTATGATGCGCGAACCATCGACGCGGACGACTATTACACGGCGCTGATTAACGACGCGCAGGAAATGCTCGACGCGACGAACAAAGCGTATGAGGACGGACAGGCTACCGCCGCGCAGGTTACCGCCGCCGAAATCGTTCTGAGTAACGAGAAAAAAGCCAAAGTCGTCAGCGACACGAAGGAATTTCAGGACGCGATCCACGCCATGGGGCAGCAGTCCGGGAAGGATCTCGACGACGCGATTAAGAAGTGGGAAGACTACGCGAACGCGATTCAGCAGAAGCTGGGCGTCGATTCGCCGCAGTATATACAGGCGTCCATCGACAAGCTGGAAGCGCTGCGGCAGAAAGCGAAGGACGCGGGCGATACCACCGGCATCGTCACGCTGGATAACCAGATCGTTCAGCTAAAAACGGATCTGGAAAACGCGCGCACTCCGGCGCAGAATTTCGCCGCCGCCATGGGCGAAATGAAGACGCCCGATTTCGCGAAAATGCAGCAGGATCTGCTGGATCTGGCGTCCGGGCTGAATGCGGCGACGCATAGTTCGGACGGGTCGAAAACGTCGCTCGATTCGCTGGCGGCGGCGCAACTGGCGCTGGATCAGAAAACCCGCGATTACGTCGACACGCTGAATAAACCGCTGAAGCAGGCGCTCGACGACGGAAAAATCACCGCCACGCAGTACGCCACCGAGACCGCCAAAAACGCGCAGGACGTGGCCGATCAGTTCTCGAAGATCGCGACCAACGCGCAGACCATGGGCAAGGATACGGCGGCGGCAACCACCGTCATGAATTCCGCGCTGAGAGGCGTGGCGTCGGACGGCATTAAAGCGCTCGACGACGCCTATAATACGCTCGGAATCCACCAGGCGAAGTATTATACCGACGCGCAGACGGCGGCGCATGACGCCTATGTGAAGATCGCGGGCGATATCAATTCCACGTGGGTGCAGCAGGATCAGGCGCGGCTGGCGGATTCCACCGCCACCGCTAATCAGATTGTGGCGACCGGCGGCACCGTTACCGAGGGCATGAAGAACGATATCGCGAAGCAGCAGCAGCAATTGACGGATCATTTCACGTGGCAAACGAGCCAGTGGGGACAGACTTTCGACGGGATTAAAAACGCGGTCGGTACGGCGTTCGATTCCATGGTCGATAA